CGCTGGCCGCATCGGTCAAGCGCGTCTATCGAGGCGCCGGCATGGAGTCCGTGAAGTTTCTCAACGGATCGCGGATAGATGTCATGCCATCAACACCGACGGCCGGTCACGGACGCACCATCGACCTCGCCATCTTGGACGAGGCCATGAGCGACGAAGACGATCGTCGTGAGCAGGCCATCCTCCCCGCAATGGCAACACGCCGAGAGGCTCAGCTCTTCGTTATCTCAACAGCTGGAACTCAGAGCTCGCTCTACCTCAAGCGCAAGGTGGACCAGGGGCGAGCCATGATCGAAGCCGGCATCGACACCGGTGTCGCATACTTCGAGTGGAGCGCCGAGCAGGAAGAAGACATCGACGACCCGAACATCTGGAGGCAGACAATCCCCGCTCTCGGCTACACCATCGACGAGTCCGCAATCCGCCACGCCCGGGCCACCATGTCCGAAGGTGAGTTTCGTCGCGCGTATCTCTGCCAATGGACACACCTCGAGGAAAGTGTGATCCCCGAGAAGCTCATCCTCCGCGTTCTCGACCAAGACACCGTCCCGACGGGGCGTCTCTCCTTCGGCATAGATGTCTCAATGGACCGCGGCCACGCATCCATTTCGGTCTCTGACGACACCGGTCGCGTCGAGCTGGTTGAACACCGCGCCGGTGTTTCGTGGGTCGTCGATCGTGCGCTCCAGCTCTACCGCCAGCACAAGGGAGCCCTAGTCGTGGACGGTTACTCGCCGGCGAACTCCCTCGTCGATCGTCTGGAGCAGGGTGGCATCCCGGTCGTGAGGTACACCCTCCGCGACATGGTGTCGGCTTGTGGCGTGTTCTATGACGCCGTCTTAGACGATGCGATTCGGATCCGTCCTCATCCGATGCTCGAGCTCGCGTTGAAGAGCGCCAGGAAGAAGAACATCGCCTCGGGGTGGTTATGGTCGCGCACAATCGAAGAGGCGGATCTGACGCCGCTCTTCTCGGCGACTCTGGCGTATCATCACGCCACTAATCGACAAGCACCAGAAACGAAACGGAGCGCGATCTTCTAATGAAGAAATACCTAGCAACTACCCTTCAGGCCATCGGGACTAGCATGGTGGCCGTGAGTCTTTCAATCGTGAACATACCGCTCGGCCTCGGCTTCGCCGGTGTTGCTCTCGTCGCGTTCGGCATCGCCGCCGAGAGGAGTTCGTAATGCTGAACCGCCTACTCAAGACACGCCCCGAAATTAGATCCGCGATCGTGGATCCATACGGTCGAGTCTCGCGCACATTCACCGACACCTATGCCGGCGTCGATGTGGACACGGAGACGACTCTCTCGGTGCCGGCGATCTGGCGAGCGGTCACGATGATCTCGGACTCTGCCGGTGTGCTTCCTCTTCACGCCTACAAAGGAGACCAGCAAGTCACCCCGACGCCTCGTCTCCTGGAGCGTCCAAACCCTCTTGAGACTCGGATCACGACCATCTCGGCGATGACCGCGTCGATTCTGATCCACGGCAACTATGTCGCCATTCTCGGAGAGATCGGCCCGTCGGGATATCCCGAGAGCATCTACCCCGTGAACCCGGAGCGCGTCGTAATTGAACGACGAAACGGCGAGAAGATCTTCCGAATTGAAGAGCGCACCTACTCCTCCGATGAGATCTTCCATGTCCCAGGCTTCTCACTTCCGGGCGAAGTCGCCGGCATTGGCATCATCGCGGCACAGCGCCAGGGCATCGGAGCGGCGATCGCCGTGATGGAATACGCCTCGAGATATTTCGACGGCGGCACCATGCCGAGCTATGTCATCAAGTCCAAGAACCCGGACCTCACCGCCGAAGAAGCCGATCTTCTCAAGCTTCGATGGATGGAGGCCTACGGCGGACGATCACGCCGTCCGGCGGTCATGAATGCCGAGACAGATGTCGAACCTCTCACCGCTAACGCGAACGACTCCCAGCTGATCGAAGCACGACTTCAAGCTCAAGGAGACGCCGCGAACATTGTCGGGCTCCCCGGTCACTATGTCGGCGCCCCTAACTCGAACCGGACCTACTCGAACCTCGAGACGCAAGGCCTCGAGTATTTGCGCTGGACTCTTCTCCCGATCACCTCACGCATCGAGGCCGCGTTCACGGACTACCTCCCGCGCGGACAGGTCGCGAAGTTCGAGTATGACGGCATTCTTCGCGCCGACACACTCACGCGCTACCAGGCGCACCAGATCGCCCTCTCTAACGGCTTCCTCACTCTCGATGAGGTGAGAGCATTAGAGAACCGACCACCACTCACCACGGAGGCATGACATGACAATCGAAACCCGCGCCTACGAGACAGATCTCGAAGTCCGCTCAGCCGGCGATGGCCGGACCGTGTGCGGGATATGTGTCCCATACAACCAGGTCCAGCGCATAAACGCGAACCTCTCGGAAGTCTTCATCCGTGGAGCGTTCGCGAATGTCGTGAGAGCTTCGCATCGTGTGAAGTTTCTCGTCGGCCATGACGCCAGCGCCCTCCCGATCGGTCGCGCGACACTTCTCCGCGAAGACGAACACGGTCTCTATGGCGAGTTTCGGATCTCAGACACCGAGCGCGGCTCGGAAGTCCTCACTCTGATCCGCGACGGAGCTCTCTCCGAGCTCAGTATCGGATTCTCTCCATTGAAAGACAAGCGCCGCCAGGATGGAGTCGTCGAGCGCCAGCTGGCTCACCTCGCCGAAGTGTCCGCGGTGACTTTCGGAGCGTATGGGGCGGCCGCCGCCGTTGTCGGAGTCCGCGAACAATCAACGACGCCGAACCTCGACGCACTTGAAGACATCCTTCGAGGTGTCCGTCGTGCCTAGTCCCCAAAGGGTGAAAACGGTGACGACAACCGCGTCCCAGATCGTCGGCCCTCAAGAGTTTCACCGCCCGATCTGGCTTCAGATCGACGGGAACACCGTCGTCTATCTCGGAGATTCGACCGTCACCGTCGCGAACGGCTTCCCCGTAGCAAAACACGCCGCACCGATCCAAGGAGATCTCGGACCAGGCCAGGATCTCTGGGCCGTTACCGCTTCCGGATCTGAGACCATTCGCATCTTCTCCGCACCCGAGGACTAGATCATGCCGTGGCACATTGAAGAAGATCATCCCGAATGCCTCGGATACGCCGTCGTCAAAGACGAAGACGGCGAGCTCGAAGGATGCCACCGAACACGAGCACAAGCTGAGGACCAGCTGGCCGCGCTCAACATCGCCGAAGCAGACGACGACGAAGACGACATCGAAGACGACATCGACGACCTCATCGACCACGCCGACGAAATGACGAACCGAGCACTCGTAGAACAAATACTCGCCAAGATTCGCCGCGAGAGATAAACTCACCACCAGACCGACACCTCGCCGGCCGGATATGAGCACCTCGCAAGATGCGACACCCTCTCCGGATCCGAGACGACACCCCGGGGACAACACCAGCTAGACAACGGGAGAACACCGTGAACGCATTCCTCAACACACTCCACCAGAACCGCGCCGCGAAGCAGGAGCTCATCGAAGCAACCCTTACTCGCGCACACGACGAGGCTCGCGATGTCACCGACATCGAAGTCGCAAACATCCAAGCCCTCACCCTCGAGATCGGCAAACTTGACGAGCGCATCGAACAAGTCACAGATCTCGAAGTTCGCAAGGCAAAAGCGGCAGATCTCGCCGCATCTGTCGAAGGCGAAAAAGTGGAAACACGCTCAGCCGCTCCGACTCGCGTGATCTCAGAAGAGGCCACCTACCACGAGCGCGGCGCGAACGACTTCCTCTCCGACGCAATCGCGGCCGAGTTCGGCGGCTCATACGAAGCCCGCGAGCGCATGGCCCGCTATCAGAATGAAGTCCGCATCGAAAAGCGTGACTCAGGCACCGCAAACTTCGCCGGTCTCGTCGTTCCTCAGTACCTCGTCGATCAGTTCGCACCGCTTCGCCGCGCTGGTCGTCCCGTTGCTGACATTTCCGTAAACGCACCGCTCCCCGCGACAGGCATGAGCGTCAATCTCGGCCGCTTAACTACGGGAATTACTTCCTACATGGCCACAGAAGGCACCGCCGTCACGGAATCAGATCCAGACGACACCCTTCTCACCGTCAATGTCCGCACCGTCCAGTCAATGTGGGACCTCTCCAAGCAGGCATCGCTCCGCGGTGTAGGCATCGAAAGCCAGCTTCTCGGCGACGGAATCCGCTCATACCACTCGCTCCTCGATGCAAACATCATCAACGGCGACGGCTCAGCACCTAACCACCGAGGCATTCTCAACACCTCCGGCATCAATTCGGTCACCTACACCGACTCAAGCCCAACATGGGCCGAGTTCTTCCCGAAGCTTGTCGCCGCGGTAACAGCAGTTTCCAGCAACTTCTACGGCTCCGCGACTCACATCGTCGCGCACCCGAGCCTCATCGGATGCTGGCTCCGCGCATTGGACACCACGAACCGCCCAATTTTCGGACCTACCGCTGGTAACCCAATGAACGCGGCCGCGACATTCGATCGCCCCGACTACATGGGCGGCGGTCTCCAGATCCTCGGCATCCCCGTCGTGGCAGATGCGAACATGCCGACCAACCTCGGCACAGGCACCGACGAGACCGCGGTCATCGTCGGCGACTTCCGCGAGAGCTACCTCTGGGAAGAGAACTCGGGCCAGCCGCTCTATGTTCGCTTCGAGGAGCCATCCGGCACCAACGCGATCCGCACGATCCTCTTCGGCTTCTCGGCATACACCGCCGGAAAGTATCCGACGGCGTTCTCCAAGATCACCGGCACCGGACTCATCACCTCTACCTGGGCCTAGTCGGTCCACCTACCGGCCCCGGGAGCACATCCTCGGGCCGTCGGAAGGTTCACATGAACAATATCGACGCACTCATCCACGCCTACCAGGAAGAGATCCGGGGCTATCAACGCCGCGGACTTACCGACCGCGCGAAGCTCGTCGAAGAAGAGCTCCGTCGGCTCGGTCACTCGCCAGGTGTCACGCCTCGGGAGGATGTGCTGACCGAGCCGACGAGCACCCCCACAATCACGCCAGAAGCACCTCAGAAGCCCGCCAAGGCCGCGAAAGATGCTCCAGCACCTAAGAGGCCCACGACCCGAAAGAAGCGTTAGACATGGCCATCTCGAATGGATACGCCACACTCGCCGAGCTGAAGGGATATCTCAAGATCGAGGACTCTATGGAGGACTCACTTCTCGAGCACATCGTCGAGGCCGCTTCTCGCTCTATCGACAGAATCGCGAACCGCCGCTTCTATCTGGACTCATCCGCATCGGCCCGCACCTACCGCCCCGCCGATCTTCTTCGTGTCTTCACCGACGACTTCGGATCGACAAGCGGCCTGATTGTAAAGACAGATCCGAACGACGCCGGCACCTACACCACCACACTCACCTTGAACACCGACTACATCGTCGAACCGGTGAACGCCGCCGCAAAGGGACGCCCGTGGAACTACATCACCATCGTCTCTGGTGAATCTTTCTCTCTCCCCGTGAACTACCGCCCGCAAGTCGAAGTCACGGCCCGATGGGGATGGCCCACAGTCCCCGACGACATCAACCAGGCGACCCTGATCCTCTCCGCCGATCTCTACAAGCGGAAAGACTCCATCGGAGGCGTCCTCGGACTCTCAGAGCTCGGAGCTATCCGCATGTCACCACTCGGCCGCGACATAACCGCAATGGTCCGCGCCTACAAGCGCGAGTTCTTCGCATGATCCCATCGACAGTACGCGCGAACCTAAAGACCGCGCTCGCTGGCACCGTCACGCGCATTTTCGACTATGTCCCCGATCAAGTTCCCGCGCCGTGTGCCGTCGTCGGAAACATCACGATCACATTCGACGAAGCTCAGAATCGCGGCCTCGACATGGGCGAGGTCGATGTTCTCGTCATCGTCTCGCGCATGAATGAGCGCGGCGCACAAGACAAGCTCGACGCATTCCTCGCCGGCTCTGGAGCTGGCTCGATAAAGGCCGCACTAGAAGCGGACCGAACACTCTCCGGGGCGCTCGCGACGCTTCGGGTCGTCCGCGCGGCTCCGATCTCCATTGAAGTCGCCGGCGTCACATATTTCGCGTACCAGTACGAGGTCGTCCTTCATGGATAGTTACAAGATCATCCACAAGATCGCACTCGGCGAGCCTGGCTCGACCGTGTCGAAAACGGAACTCGAGGAAGCCGGTGTCAACATCGACGCGCTCCTCGCGTCCGGTCACATAGAATTAACGAACAAGCCCACCCGGGCGAAAGCTCAGACAGAGGAGTAACTCATGGCTCAATATATTCCAATGACCCAAGTGACGGTGAACGCGGTCGATATTTCCGATCGCGTTGTCTCTTGTACCCTCACAAATACCCGCGAGGCTCAGGACATCACAACACAAGCCGACTCGGTCCGACGCATGGGGCCAGGCCTGACGAACCTCACGATCGACCTCGAAGTACAGCTCGACCAGGCGGCCGGCGACACGACCGCAACTCTCGAGGCGCTTGTCGGATCCACGACGACCGTCGTCCTCATTCCTCAGACCGGCGCGGCTTCCGCGACTAACAGGAAGTACACGGTCACGGGGTGCTATGTCGAAAG